TTCAATAAAAGGAGAAGCAAAAAAAGAAGCAGAAAGAATATCAAATGAATCAAAAGAAAATGAAGGTGCAAAAAGATTATCAGGAGCAGAAGATGTTTTAAATTGGTTAGAAACGGAAGAATGGGTAAGAGAATTGTTAGAACAATATGAACAGGTTGTTGTTAGTGGTGCAGTTATGTTTCCAGGACTTTTACATGTAGAGGCAGCTGGTTTCTCAAGTGCACAATTTCAATTCAGAAAACCAAGAGGAGGAACTAGAAAAAAGTTTTCTGTAAAGAAAGAAAAAGTAGCTGCTTTAGTAAACTATGGATTAAATGAGGCAGTTGCTGCTTATATGGCTAGTACCATAAATGCTAATAAATTTTCTCCTAATGGTGATTTATTACAGAGAGTGGGTGAAGGAATACAATTATGGTGGATAGGTAGGCAAATGAGTGTTGATAAGACTCCAATATTTGCACTTCCACCAGCAGTAGCTAGTAGTCCTGGTGATAGAACTATTATGAGTATGTGTTTATATCCTGGTATTTTCCCAACGCAACCCATGTTTCCTATTGGTAATGTAGATAAATGGCTTATAAATTTTATTATAAATGCAAATTTTCATTTATTATCTGTTGCAGGAATACACATATGTTTTCACAAAACATCTCTTACAGGTGTCCCATATCCATATTGGATAACTCCGTGGGGTGGATACTTTACAAAACCATTTGCAGTTCCACCATTAAATCCATTATCCGATTTACCTTGGAAACTTTCTCCGAAAGAAATTGTTGAAGAATTAGCACCTATGATATTAAATTACGCAGTAGAAGAGGGTGTAACAAAGACCGGTGAGGTAGCGGCATCAATAATTGTTAAAACAGGAGTCGTTGAAGGTGTGATAGGACTTTCTTCGACATTATCTTCATCACCCCCATCTGCCCCATAACTAAATAAAATTTAAATACAATATTTATTACTAAACATATACAAAACAATTATTATGAAATCAGAAATTTTATTAACTTTAATTAAAGAAGTTGTTAAAAATGAAGTTAAGTTACAGGTAAAAGAAGAACTTGTTAAACTTATCAAATCTGGTGCAGTTACATTAAACTCACAAAAGAAATCATCTACTCCATCATTGAGAGAGATGACAGAAGTTACACCCACATTGGTTAAAAAACAACAACCAGTTCAACAATCACAAAGACCTACAAAGGAATTTTCAAAAGACCCAATGATAAATGAGATTTTGAATATGACACAACCATTTTCATCTGAGCAACGTAGAGAAGGTGCACAGGCGGTTGGAAGTGTATTAGATATGATTAAGCCTGAATTAAGGGTTGATGAAAGTGAATGGGAAACTATGGATTATAGAGAAGTAAACATACCATCCAATACTCCAAACTTTGAATCAACGGGTGATGGATTACAAGATGCTACAATAAAAGCATTGACAAGAGATTATAGAGAATTAGTTAAAAGATTTTAATAATGGCAATAGAATTAGGAAAAATATCCGTAAAGGATTTAATACAAAACCAACATAAAGGTTTAAGTATCGGGTTTTCTAATTCAGATATTGATGGCATATTTCAAAAAAACTATTCTACTAGAAAACAATATGCAGAAAATATTAAAAATTTAATATTAACAAGAAAAGGAGAAAGAATAATGAATCCTTTATTTGGTTGTGATATTCATAGAGTTTTATTTGAACCAATTGTTGAGGGACAAATTGAAAGTAAAATAGAAACAGCAATAGAACAAGCAGTAAATTATTGGATTCCAGAAGTTAATATAGATGAAATTATTTTTGATTTTACCGAAAATGATATAGATAATCATACAATAAATTTTAATATAGTTTTTTCATTAAAAGCAAATCCGGATATAACCGATAACGTAGAAGTATCAATAAAAGAATAATATAAAATGGCAATTAAATCTTTAAATAAGAATTGGGGTAATAATAACAAAGAAATAAATTATGTAGGTAAAGATTTTACCTCATTTAAAGAAAATTTAGTTAATTTTGCAAAAACATATTTTCCGGATAACTATTCGGATTTTTCTGATGCATCCCCTGGAAACATATTCATTGATATGGCCTCATATGTGGGAGATGTTCTTTCTTTTTATCAGGATACTCAATTAAAAGAATCAATGTTAGCTAATGCTAGCGAAAGAAAAAATGTGGTATCAATTGCACAATCTATGGGATATAAACCAAAGTTATCTGCACCAGCTGCTACAACAATAAAAGTTTATCAAATATTACCTTCAAAAAATAATGGTGGAAATTTAGAACCAGATTCTAGATTTTATTTAAAAATCAAAGATGGAATGGAAATAAAATCAACATCAAATTCTAATATAATATTTAGAACAACTGATTCGGTTGATTTTGAAAATCCAATTGATAGAGAAATTGATGTATATGAAAGAGATTCAACGGGTGCACCAACTCAATACCTTATTAGTAAATTAGTAAAAGCAATATCTGCTACTCAAATAGAAACATCTTTTATAATGGGAAATGATGTTGATTATCCATCGGTTTCTTTATCGGATAGTGATATAATACAAATAGTTTCCGTTACCGATTCGAATAATAACAAATATTATGAAGTTCCATATTTGGCACAAGAAAGTGTGTTTGTAGAACAGGCTAATATTTCAAGTAATACAAATTCCGATTTAAATTCTGTGTCATCCATAGTTCCATATATTTTAGAAGTACAAAAGGTACCTAGAAGATTTAGTGTTAAGGTTAATTCAAATAACACTATGGATTTACAATTTGGAAGTGGAGATACATCAATGAATGATGAGCAGATATTACCTAATACAAAAAATGTAGGATTAGGATTGGCAAATTCAGTTAATAGATTGAATCAAGGTATTGACCCTTCCAATTTCTTAAAAACAAATACATTTGGTATAGCTCCTACAAATACAACATTAAAAGTAAAATATTTAGTAGGTGGTGGAATAGAATCAAATGTAAATACAGGAGATTTAGTTAGTATTATTAATATAACATTTGAAGAAGATTTGTTATCATTAAGTGATAATGATTTAAGAGTATATAATCAAGCTAAAACAACAATAGCAGTTGAAAATGTAGAGCCAGCAGTTGGAGGAAGAGGTGGTGAAAGTATTGAAGAAATTAGACAGAATGCATTGGCAACATTTGGTTCACAAAATAGAGCAGTAACACGACAAGATTATATAGTAAGAGCTTTGAGTATGTCTACTAGATATGGTAGTGTTGCAAAAGTATATGTTAGCCCAGATGGTGAATTGGATAATAATTCTCCTGCATCAATTTTAGCTAGTCCTAATAATATTGAAGAATTTACGAATTTAGTAGATTCTATGAAAGGAATGAAAAAATCCGAAATACAAAAGGAGTTAGTTAAATATCTTTCAAACAAAAGAACATCAATTTCGGAAGTAAACAATCCATTTGCTATTAATATGTATGTTTTGGGATATAATGATAATAAAAATCTTACACAATTAAATCAGGCAGTTAAACAAAATCTTAAAACTTATTTAGGTGAATATAGAATGTTGACAGACGCTGTTAATATGATTGATGGATTTATTGTAAATATTGGAGTTGATTTTGAAATTATATGTTATTCAAATTTCAATAAAAGAGAAGTATTAGCAAATTGTTTAACATCTATACAAGAGCATTTTAATATAGATAATTGGACATTTAATAAACCAATAAACATTTCTGAAATAGAATTAATACTTGCTAATGTGGAAGGTGTTATGAGTGTTCCATCGGTTAAAATTAAAAACTTATGTGCGGGGGATGGTAATTATTCTCCAAACAAATATAATATGGATGAAGCAACAAAGGGAAAGATTGTATATCCTTCTTTAGACCCTTGTGTTTTTGAAGTTAAATTTCCTAACAAAGATATTAAAGGGAGGGCCTTATAATGCATAAATTTTTCACATCATCATACGATGCAAGTATATATCTTCAACAACCTGACCAAAATGCAGGTAGAGATGAGATATTAGAAGTAGGTAAACTTTATTATGGTTCTACAATGGATATTGCAAGAACTTTAATTAAATTTCCAATAAACGATGTTTCAAAATCAATAGCAGATAATATTGGAACAGGTAGTTATAGTGTATTTTTAAATCTTAAAGCTGCAAATTCTGAAGAAATTCCGTTGGAATATACAATATATGCAAACGCAGTTTCATCAAGTTGGGTAATGGGTACTGGAACAAAATTTGATAACGTAACCTATGATGGTGTAACTTGGAAATATAGAAATGGAGCAAGTTCAATAAAGTGGGTTAATTATGATACAACAGGTGGTACTGCTATATATCCTACTACTGGTAACACTACTACCGGCTCGAACAATGCAGAGGGTGGTATTTGGTATTTAAGTGGCTCCGCATCACAATCATTTAATAATGAAGTGGATGATATTAGAATGGATGTTACTAAAATAGTTAAATTATGGATTAGTGGTACTATTGATAATAATGGATTTATAATTCATCATCATGAAACTGCTTCGACTGACGATGTTGATTATGGTGTACTTAAATTCTTTTCAAAAGAAACACATACAATATATGAACCAAAATTAGAATTAGTTTGGAGTGATGTTTCATTTGTAACAGGTTCATTAACATCAATCCCTTCTGAAAATTTTAAAGTAGTTTTGACTAATTTAAAAACTAAATATGATACAAATAGTAAAATAAAAATTAGAGTAAAGGGTGGTGATTTATACCCATTGAAATCATTTTCTAATACGTTTGTTAACAATACCATAAACTATTTACCAACCTCTTCATATTATCAATTAGAAGATTATTTAACAGGAGAAGTTGTATATCCATTTGGAGAATATACTAAAATAAGTTGTGATTCAACTGGTAACTATTTTGTTATGGAATTGAATACATTACCAATTGATAGAGTTTATAAAATAAAAACCAAAGTTACAATAGGAGGAATAGATTATATATTTGATGATAAAAATACATTTGAAATAAAATAATATGGCTTTAACATCAATAGAAGCAATAGCTGATAGGTTGCAAGAAGAAAGAAAAAATAGATTAGAAGAAATATTAATTTCATCTGGTTCCCAAGCTATTGTCAAAAACGATTATGGTATAACAATTGTAGATGAAAAAAATGTAGCATCTTCTTTGGTATTTAAAGAATTAAATAAAGATAAATACGATGAGGAAGAAATTAAAAAAGCAATTGATGTTGAGGTAAAGGAATTAAAACCAACAATACCAACACCAAATTTAGATTTAGTTCCTAGACCTATATATGATAAAGAGGTTGCAATTAGT